TCACGCCACCCCCACCAGTCGCAGGGTGGGGTTCGGCTCACCCAGGACACGGGCCAGGGCCGCGGCGTCCTCGACGAGCCACTGGGTCACCTCCGCATCCTCGTAGAGCTCGGTCATCGTGCGCGCTCCGTGCCCCATGTAGGCGCGGCGGCGGTTGGCGGGGATTCCCGCGAGCAGCATCAGGGCGGGGAAGGTGCGCCGCAGGTCATACGGCTGCCGCTCCGGCGAGACCCGCTTGAAGGCCCGCCGCCAGGTCTCGCGTGAGACCGAGGGCGCCTCGATCCGGGCCGCACGCGGAATGACCCGCTCCCGCCCCTCGCGCTTCTGGCCGTGGATGAGCACCCGATCGGCCTGCACCGTGAAGCCGTCCCTGAAATACTCCTTCGGACCCATCCCCGTCACCGCCATCGTCCAGCTGGCCATCCCCATCCCGGACGGCATCGCCGCCATGTGCGCGCGCAACCCCGCGACCGTGAAGGGGCGCCCCTGGCGACGAGGCCCCACGCGGGCCAGCACGCGCACATCCGCAACCTGCGCGTACAGCGCGTGGCGCTTCCCCAGGACGTCGCGCACGAACGCCATCACCGCCGCCCGCGCCAGGTTGAACGTGCGCGGATGCGCGGCACACGCGGCCCGATAATCCCGCAGCGCGCCCGGCAGGTCGTGCAGGGTCGCCGCCGCATGGAGGTGTCGGCGCAGCCCGCGCCACCCCTTGCGGCGGCTCTCGGTCGTGCTGTCCGCCACTTTCGCCGCCGCCGTCCACGCCTCCCACTGCTCCGCCAGCGGCACCAGCACCTCGGCGCGGGGCAACCTCTCCAGCGTGCCCGCCTTGTAGCGGTCGAAGACCAGCATGGGGTGGAGGCGCCGGGCATCCCCGCGCGGCAGCGCCATCGCCTCCAAGAGGTCGAGGCGGCCCTGATCGTACAGCACGTCGCACATCCGACGGATCTGTTCTGCCACCTTGGGGTCGTTGGTGCCGGTGCTCCGCTCGATGCGCGGCACCCCGCGATAGCGCACCTTGAGCACCAGCGTGCCGCGCCCGTGGCTCCGGTGGGGCGTCATGCGGCTTTCCGCCCTTCGAGAAAATCGAGTACCTGCCCCGCCGAGTAGCGGGTCAGGCGGCCCGGAATGTTGAGGCGTGGCAGCCCCATCCCCTCCACGAGACGGGGGCTGCACTGGAGCCAGGCCGCCACCTGCTCGGTGGTGAGGATGGCGTTGCGATCATAGGTCGTGGGGGTCGTCGTGTCGTGTGCGCTCACGCCGCATGCCTCCGCCGCTTCTCGAACTGGCCCCGCAGGGCCGGGTAGCGCGCCTCGGCCTCGCGGGCCGCCAGCGCGGTGTAGTCGTTGTTCGCCGGCCGCTTGAGGGACGCCCGCGTCGTCTCCCAGATCGCCTTGGCGCTCAGCCGCTCGCCGCGCGCGGCCAGGGCCAGCGCGCTCTGGCAGAAGACGCCGAAGACCAGCCGCCCGTCCTCGGTCGCCAGCCACGCCTCCCACCGCCCCTGGATCGTGGCATCGGGAATCGGCAGCGCCGCCTGCTCCACCCGCTCGGCCGGCGGCGCCTCCGGCCACCCGAACAGCGGGCATCCCTCGACCGCCTGGCGCACTCTCGCCTCGCGGCGCTCGGCGCGCACGGCCACGGGATCGTAGCTCACCGCGCCGGCTCCCGCCGCACGCGCGCGTCGAGGATGTTGGCCTCACCCTCGCCCCGCCGCTTCGCGCGCAGGGCCCCGCCACACTCCGGGCAGGCCCATCCCCCGAGAGGCGCGCGGCGAGGGTCCCACCGGTAGGCCGTGTGGTGGGGCCAGCCCCGCGCCTCCCGGCGCACGTCACAGGCGGCGCACCGGGCGATCACGCCGCCAGCCGCCGCCGGCGCGCCCGCACGTCCCGGCCGTTGACGGTCCAGAGTGTCCGGCGGATCGTGCGGAACACGAACCGCCGCGTGCCCCGCACCCGCCGCTTCTCGCGCACCGTGGTCTCCGTGTAGCGGCCCCGGAGCGCCCGGTCGCGCACCAGGTCCTTCACGTGCCCTTCGCTCACGTCGAGGATCGCCGCCGCCTCCCGCAGTGTCATCGCTCGCTCCTGGTCAGAGGGTCATCGTCACGTGCCTGGGCGGAGCCTCCCCCCGCCCGCTCGGGAATCCGTCCCGCCCGGTGCCGCCGCAGCGCCTCTTCGATCCGGCTGGCCGCGCGGTCGATCGCCCGCCTCGGTGTGCCGCGCGGCGTGTGGTCCCACGCGCGATTGATCGCCTCGAGCACCGCACGGCATTCCAGGTCCGAGAGCAGGACGGGAATGATCGCGGGCATCAGCACACCCCCCGGACCTCGAGGCCCGTCCGCGACGGGAAGCACCGCCGTGCCCACGCCTCGGCGTCCTCTTTCTCGGACCCGATGATCCGCGCCGGGGCCGCGGCGAGCAGGCGCCGCCCCTGCCACACCTGCCAGCGCAGGACGCGCCGCTGGACGACCACCCGCCGCGCCAGAGCGCGGGCGTCACGCGGCGTCATGGCGCCCCTCCCCGTGGCGCACGGTGCGCCAGGACCTGCTGACACGCGCCGATCAGGTCGGCGAACCTTTCCGCGTCCTTGCCCTGGCACCACGCGATCGTGGACTCCAGGTCGCTGATCGAGAGGTCACCCAACCTCCGCCCCTTGCTCTTGCCGAACGGCATCGGGCGATCCTCAGGCCGCCCGCCGTCGTGGGTCGTGTCGTGCGCCCCGTCGCGCGATCGGTCCCCAATCTCCTCCGCGCTCACCTCGCCCATCGCGATGAGGTTGCTGACAGCGCGATTGGTGGCGCGCGTCTCCGCGGTAGCGATCGCGTCCGCGATCGTGATCACCCGCCGGCCCGTCTCCTCGTCTGTGGCGCACGCCCCGACGGCCTCGGCCGACTGCCCCCACGGGGCGCTGGCGCGCACCGTGACGGTCGCAACGAAGATGGCACCGCCGGGCGGAACCTCGTGCCAGGTCTTGTCGGTGGCGGTGACCTCGGTCGAGATGTGGAAATGTCGCTGGAGTTTCCGCCACGCCGACTTCTCCTTGAATTCACGCCCCGCCTCGCGTTGGACGTCGTTCGGGCCGATCAGCGCCCGGCACGCCGCGTCGTAGGCCGCCGCCAACTGCTGCTGGTAGGCGAGCGCCCCCGGCGCGGTCAGTGACGCCACGTACTCGGCCGGATCGAACAGCCGTGGTGTGCCGACCACCTCCCCTGTGTCGCCACGGACGATCAGCTGCGTCATAATCCGGTGCCTCCCGTGATCCTGTGTCAGCCACGGGGCCCAGTCCCCATGGCCTCGCCCTACGCTCCCGCAACCCGCACCCCCGTGTGACCGGGGCGGCACCGACGGTGCCGGGGGGCGACCACTCCCGTGCGGTCCTCATCGCCGATAGGGGGTCGGCGGGTCCCTACGCCGCCCGCGGGGGCGGCTCCTCCGGGGGGACGCGGCCGGCGCACTCGGCGCAACGCCCCCCCCCCGTGATTTTCGCGTGGCACCGGGGGCAGCGCCCGCAGGTGCCGCAGAGCGGGCCGGGGCCGATGTACACTCCTCCGCAGACAGCGCACGCCCTGCGGGTGGGTGTCCGTCCGACCCGGTCATGGCCGCCCCGGATGCCAGCGAGCCAGCCCTTCATCCGGCCCTCGCCAACCCCTGCTTGTCCCGCCATCGTCGGTTGTGCCAGCGCATACAGCTTCGGCATATGCGCGCCCCGGCCAGGTTCACGTAAACATTCTCGCCGCCCAGGAGGTGTCCGCGTTTGCAGTGGGTCTTCCTGGCATTGTGTGCTGACGGCCCGTCACCGCGAAGGACGTTAGTGGCGTTGGTCACGGCCTCTAGGTGTTTCGGGTTCACGCACCAGCGGTTGCGGCACAAATGGTCGATCGTCAGGCCGCTAGGGATGGGCGCCACGGCGTACTCGTAGACCCATCGGTACGCCTTGCGCGTCTTACCGCCCCACTTGAACAGGCCGTACCCGTCCCTATCGAGGCCCGCCACCCACCGCCAGCACCCCGACTTCAACAGCTCGACTTTGGCGACGAAGCGGGCGTAGTCTGATTCCCACACAACCGTCGGGCGGGGTAGGTGCCCCGGCACCACCCACCGCCCCTTAAGCTTGACCGCGCCGGGGAGGCGGCCTTGACGGCACCACTGGTTGACAGCCGGTGCGTCTACGCCGTGAATGAGCCCGAAGGACCGCGCATCCATCACACCGCCACCTCGTCGCCAATCAACGCAACCAGAGGCACCTCCAGAGAGGCGATGGCGTGCATGGCCCGCAACGTTGCCGCCGCCCGCCGCTTCGCCGCGGCCCGCTGTTCCAGATCCGCCGCCTCGGCTTCTAGTTCCGCGGCTTGTCCCGGCGCCTCGCTCGCGACGGCATAGGTCAACGCCGAGCCGCCGTTACGGCCCGAGATGGAGATCGTCATGCCCGGCTCCCCCGGTGCGGGGCGGTCTGCCGGATCAGCTCGTCGGCGATCTGCGCATCGGTCTCGCCCAGGATCACGAGCCCGGGCGGTTGCGGTGCCGGACCCCCCCCCCCGCAGCCGTCCTCACCCTCCGCCTCCGCGCGGAGCTCCGCCAGACGCGCGAGGAACCGCTCCTGCGAGGCGAGTCGGCGCCGCTCCTCCCTCGCCTGCCAGTGCCTCTCTGCCAGCGCCCGCGCCTCCTGCGCGTCGCGCCAGGTGATCCACACCACCGCCGCGCACACCAGCACGCCGGCACCCACCAGGACCCAGAAGACCGGGCTCATCAGCAGTGTCCCTCCCGCTCCGCGGCCACCAGGGCGAGATAGAGCGGCAGCGAGGTGGCGCGCTGCCGCTCCAGGGCCACGCGCCATGCGCGCCGATGGGTGGGCGTGGGGTCCATCAGGTAGGCGTCCCGCGCGATCGACTCTTCTTCGTCGGGCCGCACCGCCGCGGCAATCACCTCGTCGCCGAGCGGCGGCACCGCGAGGCCCGCCAGCGCCGCCTCGACCGGAGCCATCATCTTGGCGACGAGGGGGAGGTTGCCGGTCTCGAGGAGCCGGCGGAGGATCGTGGCGAGCTCCTCCTGGATCGTGGGCCGGGTGGTGCTGTGGACGCGGGCCTCCACCGTCCGGGGTTGGAGGTGGAGATCCCGCGCGGCGCGGCTCGCCCAACGCGGCGCCTCCCGCTGGTCGCGGGTGACCCCACCGCGCCGTATCGTCGTCGCCGGCATCGGGTCAGGCCGCCTGCTGTTGCGCCGCCGCCTCGGCCAGGAGCGCTTCCGCTTCACGGAGAGCTCCTCGCCGGATGACGTCGGTCATTGAGACGGAGATATGCTCACGGGCAGACAGAAACTCCGCCGCCTCCTCGATCTTCCGGAGGTCCGCGACCCGCCACTGGATCGAATGGACCCGGACCTCACGCTCCGGAGGGGCCTCGCTATCGACAGACATTTGGCGCCGCCTTATGTTTTCGTGTGAGACGCTACCGCCGTACATACGTTATAGCCGTACCTACGTCTTGTCAATAGGCAGGGCGAGGGGGGCCGTCCGAGGCAGGCTGCTTGGCCTGCTGAAGGCCGCCGAGGCCGATGGGGTTGACCCCCAGGTTCTCGCGGACACGATCGGAACGGTGCGGAGCACAACTAGGCAGTGGTACGCCGATGAAGTCATGCCGTCAGTGGATTGGTTGGGGCCAATCTGTCAGGCGCTCGGAGTATCCGGGCATTGGCTCCTGACCGGTGAGGGGCCGCGGGAGGCTCCTGGCTCGTCTCCCGCCGAGGACCTGCGAGAAGCGCGGATTCGAGAGGAGATTCGCGTCCGAGTACTGGACGCCTTGGAGGCGGCCTTGGCAGAGCCTACGGCACCAGCCGCAGGGGAGAGCGGATCCGGCGCCAGCGTCGCAGTTCCAGCGGAGGACCTGGCGCGCCTGGCGGAGAAGGAGCGGGCTGTCCTAGACGCTCCGGCGCCCCAACAGCCAGGCGGAGCGACTCGGTCACGGCGGCGGGCGTCGGGCCAGGAGTGACGTTTTCCAAGGAGCCGTCGAGGAGGGCGTGGCCGATCAGGCCGTAGATTACACCTTCCGGAATACGTAAAGTTTGGCGGATCACCACGTTACCTGTTGCGCCAAGGTGCACACAGAGGTCCTGGCCGGCGGCGGTTCCGGGGAGGCCGGCGACCGGTCCTCGCACCCGGAAATACAGGTGAACCATGGGTGAGCGCTCCCGAAGATATGCCGAAGAAGCGAGTATACCGCAGCCGGGTGACAGCCGCTAGGGCAGGGTAGGGCCGGACCCTCAACGCATCCTCAAACGCGGAGGCCGACTGTGCGGCTGAGAGACCTGCTGGTCGTAGGGGCGCTGGTGACTGCGTGCGGCGGAGAGACCTCCGGGCCGCACCCGCCACCCGCGCCGCCGCCAGCGCCTCCACCGCCGCCACCCCCTCCCCCACCCCCTCCACCACCGCCCCCGGCGCCCGTCGCCACGGTGACCCTAAGCCCGGCAACGCTGAGTGTGCCGGTGCAACAGACGGGGCAGTTCACCGTGACCCTGAGAGACGCCGCCGGGGCGATTGTGACGGGGCGGCCGGTCTCCTGGTCGGCCGTCCCCACGACGATCGCCACAGTCTCAGCGGCGGGGACCGTGACCGGCGTCGCGATCGGTCAGGCCCAGGTCACGGCCACCAGCGAGGGTGTGAGCGGGCACGCCGCCGTGACCGTGACTCCGTTCAGTTTCGGCGCGGGGATGCGGCTGGTCGGCACCCAGGTACCGCCGGGGCTCTACCGGAGCCTGACGGCCCAGGACGGGTTCTGCTATTGGGCGCGGTTGAGCGGCCTGGGCGGAACCACAGCCGAGATCATCGCCAACGATATCGGCGGTGGGCCCCGGCTCGTGTCGATCGCCGCGACCGACCTGGCGTTCAGTTCGTCGGGGTGTGCGCCGTGGGTCGCCGTGGTCGGCGGCGTGAGAGCGAACCCCACCGCCCCCCTGCCTACTGGCGTGTACCTGGTCCCGGCCGAGGTCACTCCGGGTACGTGGCAGTCGAGCGGGAGCGGGGGCTCGTGTTATTTCGCGCGGCTCCGAGGGTTCAGTGGCAACGTGGTGGACATCATCGCGAACGATCTCGGACCGGAGCCGCGACTCGTGACGATCGCGCCGACCGACGTGGGGTTCCGGAGCAGTGGTTGTGGCCCCTGGGTCCGGCAACCCTGACCCCAGCCGGCCCCTCGTCCCCCGGGCGGCGGTGTGGCAAGACGCTACCTAACCCATTGCCCCGCAACGGGTTGAGATGTTACAATTCCACCCCTTGCGCGACATACACCACGTATATATATTGGTGGGAGTAATCGGAGCGGCTGCCGATCCAGCCGCCAGGACGCCCGGCCTGAGACCGGGAGGAACCCAGGAGCCCCCCGTGACGATCACCGCCCGTTTCGCCAGTATCTGCCCGGCCTGCCAGCAGCCAATCCCCGTCGGTGCCCCGATCGAATGGACCCGCGGCCAGCCGGCCCAGCACGCCGCCTGCGCAGCGGCCCCCCTGACCCCGTTCCGGCGGATCGTGGCTGAGGCAACCCCACAGACTCACTCCGCCGACGACCTCGCCAACGTGGCGGCGCTGATCGCGGCCCTCGAGGCCCTGAGTGTGGGCGCGCAGCGCGAGGCCGGCCGGATCCTGCTCCGGGGCGGGGTCGAGACCCGCGCCGACCTGAGCAGCCGCCAGATCACGGTGCTGTCCGCCCGCCGTGAGAGCCCGGCGCTGGTGGCCGAGGCCGAGGCGGCGGGGTGGACGGTGGAGTGGTCGCCGCGTGGGCACGTTCTCCTGACCGCACCGGAGACCCGGTGAGCCGCCACCTGCATCTGCGACTCAGCAACACCGTGGACGCCGCGGTCGAGTTCACCAGCGCTCCCGACCCGGGGGCGCTGGCCGCTGTCGTGCGGGAGGCGTTCGAGGAATACTGTCACCGCCAGCGGGCGGTCTGGGGACTGGGGGAGCGGCGGGTCGCTCGGCGCGCCGAGCCGGGGCTGAGCGACGGCGTGTCCCTGCACCTGCACGTCCGTGTAGGGCCGGACCGCTGGACCGACCCGCTGGCGGTGACCCCGACGGTTACACACGGCTGGCCAGCCGACGCACTCGAACCGACACCCGACGAACACAACTCGCCCTGGCAGGCGGTCGTGTTTCACTGGCCGCTGCCCCCAGCGGACGATCCCCGCTGGGCGGGCACGCTCGCCTGGTGCCAGAATGCGGCGGAATACGGCCGGGCGCTGAGAGGGTTGACCTCCCGGGTGGCCCACGAGGTTCAACCGCCCGCCGAACTCAGTGATCCCGATCGTCGTGGAGGTGTGGTGTGAGGCAGGTCGAGGGCTACCTCTCCCGCGTGGCCTCGGGCCAGTGGCCCCGGGCCGTGGTCTGGTGCGACGACGAGGCGTACACCCTGGAGCGGCCCGACGAGGAGCCGGTGCGTCTCGGCTCGGGCGGATTCCAGGAGGCGCGCACCGCGCTCCAGGCGCTGATCCGAGCCAGCCGTGACTGACGCCGCCTGGCTCCGCGCCACCCGCGACACGCTCGGTCTCTCGCAGGCGGAGCTGGCCGACGCGCTCGGGATCACGCAGGCCAGCGTCTCGCGGATGGAGGCGGGGGAGCAGCCCGTCACCCGCCGCACGCGGCTGCAGGTCGAGGCGCTCCGGCGCGAGGCCGCGCCGCGGTAGCACCGTGCTACCGCACGATCTCCCAGCCCACCACGCCGAGGCCGATGCCGAGCGCCAGGGTGCGCAGGGTGCGCCCTGATCCCGGGCTCGGCCGCGTGACCTCGACCCCTTCCTGCAGCAGCCGGGTGAGGCGCTCTGTCTCCTCGGCCAGTGCGCGCCGGTCCTCGTGGGCGATCGTGAGGTCCATCCGCAGGTCGCGCATCGCCTCCTGGGCGTCGGCCAGGCTGGCGCGGAGGTCGCGGAGTTCCACCCGCTGGCTCGCGATGATCTCCCCCCGTACCCGTGCCGTGTCGGCCAGGGTGGCCACCACGGCGAGTTGCTGCTCGAGCGCTGCCGTCTCGGCGGCCTGCTGAGCGGAGCGCCGGCGGGCTGCGGCCAGCCGCGCCTCGGCGCTGTCCGCCCGCGCCCTCATCGCGGCCTCCCGGCGTGCGGCCTCCGCCTCGCGGGCGGCGGCCGTCTGTCGCGCACTGTCCACCACCGCGGCCGCGCGCTCGCGCCACTGCCGCACTTCCGGGGAGCGGTCGGGCACCGTGGCCCGCCCGATCCCGAACACCACCGCGGTCCAGATCACCAGCGCGATCGCGCCGTAGGCGAATGATTTCACGTGGCATCCTCCTCGTCCAGGAACAACGGCCGGCGCCCCCGCCGCCGGCCCTGACGCTCTTCGATCCCGATCTCGTCGCTCACGCGCGAGACCACCCGCACGACGCGGGCGCCGAACTGCCGGAGGGCAGACTGCAGGGCGTGCCCCGCGTCCGGGTATTCCTCCGACAGCTCGACCACCACGCGCCAGCGGGCCATCGTCAGGCGAACGTGATGTCCAGCGAGCCAGCGGGGAAACTGGGCGCCGCGTCTCCGTTGTTCACGGTTTTCGCCTGGGCCAGCGCCCCGTAGATCAGCATGTTGCCCGCCGTCGCGGCGTCCGCGATGGCAAAGTGGGTCACCACGCCCCAGTTAGCCGTGGGCGCGGGGAACGTCAGCGCGGCGGCGTTATCGGTCAGGCCGTCGGTGGCGCTGGCCGCGGTCCAGTTGGCGTCCAGCGGGTCGCGCTGCACGGGGGCATAGGAGCCGCCGCTGACTTCCGTGCCCCCGCCAGCCTCGCCGGGCGCTGCGGTATACAGTCGGACGTGCAGCTGCGCCGGCTTGGTGTAGGAGCCGGTGCGGAACAGGTGCTTCCGCAATTCCCCCTCGAGATAGTCGGTCATCGCGCTCATGGTCTAGCCCTCCACGGTGATGTAGGTGACACCCTCGGGCACCACGCCCTGATACAGCCACCGCTTGGCGCGGTGGACATCCGCGGCCGCGAACGCGTCCGGCCAGTGCTCCGGATCCTCCCCGTACCGAGCGACACCCAGCGCGGCGGGCCACGTGTACGTGATGCCGTGTACGTGGACGTGCGGACCATGCCGCGCCGTCATCTCGGCAGCCCAGTCGCGGAGGAGCCCGTCGGGGTCCATGTCGCGCGCGCGGCGATTGAAGCACTCCTGGCGGAGGCCCGCCACCAAGGCGCGGTATTCCCGGAGTCCGCCCTCGGCGCCGTAGGTCTGATGCAGGCGCGCGGCCTCGTCCGCCAGCGCCTGAGGGGTGTACTGCTCCAGTGTGCGTGTCATCGGTGTGCCTCCCACTCTGCGTTGTTAGGGTATCCGTTCCCCGTCCCAGACGAGGTACGGGGTGCTGATGCGGTCGAAGTCGCCCGCCTTGCTCCAGACTGCCCAGACGGGCGTGCCCTTGCCCAGCGGCCAGACGTGGGCGAGGAGGTGCGCCTGGTCCACGCGCACCGTAAACCGGCCGGGCTTGCCCGCGTACTCCGTCGCGAGCAGGTTGCCGACAGCCGCGTGCAGCGCAGCGCCGTGCTCGGTGGCGCTGAGACGGAGCCGGACGTCGGTCACCGCCCCCGCAGCGGGCGTGACGAGGGTGCCGTCCGTGGCGGAGGAGATCCGGATATCGGTCGTGAAATGGAAATCGGCGTAGCAGTTGAGCCGGCGCGGTGTGCTCATGGCACCCTCCGAAGCGAGAACGCAGGGACCGAAGTGTCGGTGACGACATGCGCGGGGACACTGGCATCGGCAAAGGAGAACGCGGGGGCCGAGACGTCGGTCAGTCGCCACCGGAGGATGGTCGTGACGATCTCCAGGGTGCCGCTGGCCATGATCGTACCCGTGGCGCTACCGGCCAGGCGGATGTCGGTTCCCAGGACCGCGACGGCGGCCACGGCCAGGGCCGCCTGACCCGCGAGGCGGATCTCGGTGGCGACCGCCCCGGCCGTGGCCGCCGTCGCGGTGGCCTGACCTGCCAACGTGATCGCGGTCCCGAGGGCGCCGGCACCGTGCACCGCCAGCGATGCCTGCCCCGCCAGACGAATGGCGGTGGTCATGGCGGCGGCCGAGGACGCCGCGAGGGTCGCCGCTCCCGCCATCCGAAGGTCGGTCGCCAGCGCCGCGGCCGCGCTCACCGACAGGGTCGCGGCGCTCGCTAGATGGATCCCTGTAGTCAGTGCCCCGGTGGCGGAGAGCGTGAGCGGGGCCGCGCTCGCCACCTCAATCGCCGTGCCGAGTGCCGCCGCCGCGCTCACGGCCAGGGACGCGCTGCCCGCCATCGTGACCCCGGTCGTGAGCACGCCCGCCGCCGAGATGGTCGCGTGGGCCGTACCCGCCAGGGCCGCCGGGGCGTCGAGGGCGCCCGCCGTGGTGAGGGTCAGAGCGGCGGCCGCGGCTAGCCGCACATCGGTCGTCAGCGCCGCCGCGGTGGCCACACCTAGGCTCACCTGGCCAGCGAGGTGTATGCCGGTGCTGAGCGCCGCCGCCACGCCCATCCCAAGGGCTGCCTGACCCGCGAGACGGATGTCGGTTGTCAGGCCCGCCGTTGCGGTGACGGCGAGGACGGCGGCCGCCGCCATCTCAGTCGCGGTACTGAGGGCCGCCGCGCTACTCACGCCGAGGCTGCCCCCCCCGGCCAGCGTGATGCCGGTGGTCAGCCCCCCGGAGGCACTCACCGTACACGTCACGGTGGCGGCCAGCACCGCCCCCCCCCCCGCGAGGACGCCGAGCGCCACACCTTCCGGATAATCCGCCAGCCCGTCGCCCGGCAGGGTGAGGTGGAGGGTGGTATCGAGCCCCGAGACGGTGCCGCGCATCAGAGTTTGTTGTCGTAGGGGCTGAGGACCCGCGCCGGAGGCAGCGGGCGCGGCAGCGCGTCGCCGTAGACCCGCGCCGTCGTCGAGGTGCTCGGCACGCAGAACACCCGCCCGTCGGGCAGCAGAACGCCGCCGCGATAGGCATTGCTCCCCGGATAGGTGCCGCTCGGCGTGGTGAGTGTGTCCGTGACCGGATCGTAGATGCGCGCGGTGGTCGACTTGCTCGGCACGCAGAACACCCGCCCGTCGGGCAGCAGAACGCCGAACACCAGCCCATCACCGCCCGGAAACCCGCTGACTGTCGTCGTGAGCACGTCCGCGATGGGATCATAGATGCGCGCGGCACCGGAGGTCGGCACACAGAACACCCGCCCGTCCGGCAACAGGACACCGCCGAAAAAGGCATTGCTCCCCGGATAGGTGCCGCTCGGGGTGGTTAGCACATCGTTGACCGGATCGTAGATGCGCGCGGTGGTCGAGTTGCTCGGCACACAGAAGACCCGCCCATCAGGGAGCAACACGCCGCCGATGAAGGCACCGCCCCCCGGATAAGTGCCGCTCGGCGTGCGGAGCACATCCGACACGGACCCCACCAGAGGCTGCCGCAGCGAGCGGAACACGCGCCACGTGTGCGGGCCCGCCGCCCACGGGTCCACCGCGTCCGGCAATCCGGTTGCTGTTGCAACCGCAGCCGCCCGGTGTCCACTGCGTTGCACAGAGCGCAACGTCGTGCGTGACACGCTACCGCGTGAATTGCCTACAGCGCCGTTGAGCAGTCCCATTTAGTGGTCCGCCGCCGCCACATGTACGTGGAACGTCTCCGCGTTATGCGTAGACGCTCGCAGCGTCCACGAGGCGTTAGGCAGTGTCAGCGGTCGAATATCACCGAAGATGATTTCGCGCCGCTGTACGGGTACGGTCGTAGACGGCGTGGCAGCCTCGATCATGATTTCCTCAAGGAGGTAGCTCGTCGTCCCATCGTGCGTGAACAGCCGCACCACTCCTGCCGTGGTCGCCCCCGCCGCGACCACGCGCACCGACTCGATCCGGGTTCCCGCCGCGACACCCGTGATGAGCGTGACCACCCCCGTCCCGCTGCCATCACGGGCTGTGTTGGCCACACTGATGATTCCGCCGCCCCGTCGCGGGGTCGCGGCATAGTTGATGGCGTTGGCCATGTCTCCTCCTCCTCCTCAGGGTGTATATGCTCTCGCCCGCAGCCGCTCCAGGGCCGCCGCGATGTTGGCGTCGGTCTCTGCGTCCTCTGCGACGGTCGGCCCCGCCGGCTGCCGCGCCCCGCGCCGACACACCATCCGCTCCATCTCCCGTGCCTCGATCCCGCGCTGGCGACGGGCCGCCACGCCCTGCTCGTGGCGTCGCCGAGCCCGCTCGCGCTCGGCGTCGTCCACCCCCTGCCGGTGCGGCTCCAGGCCGGCGGCGGCCGCGATCTCTGCCCGCTGCGCGTTGACCGTCGCCAACACCTGCGCCTGTGCGGTGTGCTGCCACCACGAGCGGAACCTGTGGAGCGCCTCCCGCTGGTGAAGCGTCAGGCCCGCTACATCCGCAGCATCCACGCGGGCCTCCGCAGTCCCTGGCCGTTCGGCTTCCCCTCCGTCCGCCGCCGCTCCTTCTCGGGGATCGGCGCACCGCGCCGCGCGCTCGGCCGCCTGGCCGGTTTCCGGTCCTTGCGGCCCTTCTGCCGCTGCTTCACGACTCCGTCTCTCCCGGCGGTCGCACCGTGACGGTGAGCCGGAGATTCCGCGGTGCCGCGGGTGCCGTGTCCTCCACCGTGAACTGCGCCGTCTGTTCCGCGCAGGAGATCCGCGACCGCCGGTAGAAGCAGACCTGGGCCACCACCTCCCACGTGGCGCTCACATAGGGGATCGCCTGCCGCACCGACCACCCGACCATGTCGGGGGTGAGCACCGAGCGCAGCCAGCCCGTGCCGCTCGTCAGGTGCGCGACCTGCACCATGATCGAATCCAGCGGGCCGCGCCCGTCGTCCACCCAGGCGTCCCAGCGGACGTCCACCTGGATCGTGTCGGCGAGCGGCACCGGCACCAGGGCCAGCGCCATGACCGGCGCGGCGGGCGCCGCGTCCGCGACGCGCGGGCAGGCGCCCAGTAGGACCGGGAGCGCCAGGACGGAGACCGCGAGCAGCCGCCGCATCAGCCCACCGTCGCTTTCTTGATCGCGTGGAGTCCGACCGTGGCGGAGCCGCCGAGCAGAACCGTCAGCGCCCAGGTGAGCAGCCGCTCGATCGTGCCCGCGTCCACGCTGGCCAGGTCAGCCGGGATCGGCACACCGGTGTGCGCGGCGACCAGCGACCCCGCGAACGCAAACACCGTGGCCACGATCTGCTTCACGAGCGCGGGCGCGTGGTCGAGCGGGGCGATCACCGCCTTGAGCACCTGCAGCAGCAGGAACGCGGCGACCGGCACCAGCAGCCAGAGCGCGGGGGTCAGTGAGGCGAGTGACATGGATCCTCCTCAGGGTGGGGTGGCGGGACGATCCCACCACCAGATGAACCGGTCGCGGTGGTGGAACCGCCGCTCCCGGATGAACACGCCGGTCCCCTCCCGGCTGCCGTCGGGGCTGGTGTTGCCCTCGATCGTCTCCCACCAGCCGGGCCGGCCCGTGACGGGGAGGCCCAGAAATCCCGTGTGCGCGAACCGCTCCACCGTCCGCCCGCCCTCCTGGAGTGCGCGCCACTGGAGGAAGACCCCCCCCCACGCGGGCTCCGTGCGCAGCAGGCCCAACTGGTCCGCCTCCTGGGCGAGGCTGACACACCCCGCCCAGGGCTTCAGCGGCCACCGCCGCGGCGGATACGCCAGCACCATCCGGCCGATGTAGGCCACGAAACAGGCGCACCAGGCGAAGCGGCCGGCGGGATCGAGCCCCGACTCGCGGACGATCCGGTCCACCACCTCGCCGCGGTTGCTGCCCTGCGTCTCCCGCACCCAGCGGTGATGGCGGGCCACCGAGAGCACCGTCTCGCGGGCGTCGAGCAGCAGGAGGCGGCTCATCGTGACCTCAGGTCGGAGAGCTCGCGGTCGTGCCCGTCGAGCCGCTCCCGGTGGCGGTCGAGCTGGCCCTCGTGGCGCTGCAGGACGGTGCCGTGCTCGTGCAGGCGCCGCTTCGCCTCGCGCACGCTGCCCTGGAGGCCGTTGTCTCCCTTGGTGCCGTAGATCGTCTGGCTCACCTGCCAGAGGCTCCGCGTCATCCAGATGAGCAGCGGGATCAGGAGCACGGTCAGGTGCTCCAGGAGCCAGATGAGGACTGCGCCGGCGTCAAGCGTCACGCTGCTCCTCCGTTCTCCGCGTGGCGCTCATGAGAGGGCCGCCCGCAGGGTGGTCTCTGTCTGATTCCCCAACATCACCACCGTGCCCAGCGCCAGGGTGGTGCCCTGGTTCGCGGTGCCGACACTGTTGAGGCGGCAGGTGCCCCCCCCCCACGCGCCGGCCAGCGCCAGCGCCCCCGACGGCGAGGGGCCGGTCTCCGCTCCGTCGTTGAGGGACTGCCACAGCCGCACCGACCCGTCACCGGCGAGCCACCAGCGCAGCCGCACCCGCTGGCCGGCGGCCGGGGCCGTGCCGCTCATCGTCACCGCGACCGAGGCGCTGCCGTTGTGGTGGGTGAGCCGGTACTGGCTGCCGGTCGCATCGAGGACGAGCCGGGCCCCCGTGACGCCGTCGTGGCCGATGTAGAACAACCCCGCGCCAGCCGTGCTGATGGTCCCGAGCTCGATGAACTCCACCATCCCGCACATCGCCTGCGGGATCAGCGGCAGCGGCCAGGCGAGGTGGGCGGTGCTGCCCAGCAGGAGCCCCGTGCGGCCGTGTGTCGTGTCGGTCTGCCAGGCGGGCTGGCTGTGCACGACCGTTCGCGCCACACCGTGGCTGTCGGTGGGCGCGGCGGTGGTGGTCCGGGTCAGCGTGCCCGCCTGGCCCGTCAGGGCGCGGAGTGTGAGTTCGCGCCCCAGCCAGACCAGTGGGTGGCCGAGCGCGCGGCCCGTCTGCCGCCGGAACCCGAGTAGGGGGAGGGTCACAGCCACTGCCTCCACCAGAGCACCTCCCCGGTGCCGGCCGACACCTCGACCGTCGGCCACGCGGCCGTGCCCCGGTCCCCGTCCTGCGGGTCCAGCGCCCAGGGGAATTGTCCGCTCGTGAGCAGGGCAATGCCGTTGGTGGCCACCCCGCTCGCCACCCTGTGGATCACACCGCGCCGCATGTCGAGGTCGAGGTACTCCGTGCTCGCCAGTGACACCGTGAACCCCGCTGTGCGGGCCACCGCGCCCCCGGCGTCGCGATACGTGAGCACCGGGTTCGTGGCGGGGCCCATGAGGCGGATCAGGGGGCTCGACGGCGCGGTGCCGAGCGTGAGGGTGTAGCGGGTGCCTGCCACGGCCAGCGCGCGCGTGGCCGGCTCCACGTCGCGCCAATAGACCTCCTCGTCACAGATCAGGTCGATCGTAGCCTGGGAGGCGAGCGGGGTGAGGCTGGGGCCGTAGGGCAGAATGGCGAGCGCCCGCAGGCGTCCCTCGATCTGCACGGGGCCGGGAAGGCCGTCCTCGACCCGCACCCGCACCTGTCCCGCCCGCAGCAGGCCGGACAGCCCCCGCTCGCGCTCCCGGCGCGTCTCGGGTGTCGTCGCCTGGGTGGTCAGGACGAGCTGCACGGACCGCCCGGTCCCGACGTGCGCCGGCAAGGCCAGCGCCCCGTCCCGCCCAGACACCGACGCGGCGGGTGTGGTCAGCGCGGTCATGCCGAGCCACCCGCCGATCGAGGTGGCGAAGAACCCGAACCGCTCGGCCAGGTCGACGCCGTTCACGCGGAGGGCCGTCATGGTCATACGGACCGTGCCAGCGTGCGGGTGAGCGGATCGGCCAGTGTCGCGGCGCGGATCCGGGTGTCGTGGGGCAGGAGCTCGTTGCGCTCGATCCGGAGGATGCGAGTGGAGGCAGTGAGGGCGAGCGCCTCATCGGTCACCGTCACGGTCCCGCCAAGGGTCAGTGCCGCGTAGACGCCCGCGCCGGCGGGGTCGTGACGGGCGAGGTCGAGCACCGAGAGGTCGTAGGCCACCGCCGGGGCGGCGTGCGCCTCCAGGTAGGCGTTCGCGGTCTGGAGAGCTGACGCCGGTCCCGACCCCGCCCGCCAGGACACCGCCGCGCTGGTCGGCGTGATCTGTGCCGAGTCCACATACACCGGCACGCCGGCCCCGGGACTGACCCTCACCTCGCCGGTCTTCGGGCCGGCGGTGGTCACGGTGTAGGTCTGGCTCCAGAACAGCCACTCGTGGAGCCGGTCCAGCCCGCTCACCGACCCGTCGATGTTCCACCAGTGGTGCGCCCCGTTCGGGTCGACGAAGCGCACCTCGCCCGCCCCGAACGCCGTGAGGCGCAGCCACACTCCGATCGACACCGGCTCCCCGGCCGCGTAGTGTCGCACGCGGCTCGAGGCGAAGAGGGAGCCCGCGGTGGTCGAGCTCAACAGGGCGGAGTGGCCGCCGCTGCGGAACACGGACAGGATCTTGGCGGGCGCGGTGCCGCTGCCGGTCCAGTGGGTGGGGTAGGTCCCGGTCCAGTCCGCCATGTCGGCGTTGGGCACCCAGTTCGTGTGCTCGTCGTGGGGCACCCGCAGCACCCCCAACCGGAGCCCGTGGGTGGCCTGGAGCGAGGGCCGGTCGACCCAGCGGTATTCCGCCCGCCCGCTGGTCTCGACCAGCTGGACGATGTCGCCGGCCGCGATATTGGTGGTGCTCGCGACGTGGAACCGCGTCGTGGTGGCGGAGATCACGACGGTATCGGTGATCGCGTGCAGTCCGTTGGCCCGGTTGATGATGTGCCCGCCGTTGAACTGGTCCTCCTCCTGCGCGGGGCCAGGACCCCCCGCGAGGTCCACGACCTCGATCCAGGTGTTGGTAGACACCGCGGCGACGGCGTAGCACGGCACGCCCCAGCGCCCGTTGGCACCCACCACCACGGCCCGGGTCGCTTGACCCGCACTCTCGACGGTGCGGGTCACCCCCTGCAGCCCCCCCCCCACCCGCAGGTCCACCACCGGAGCGGTACTACCCGCGTCGATCACGTCGATCAGGTAGCCGCTGGTGCCGTTGGCCCGCACATCCACCACGAAACGGGTGCCGCGGGCCGCGTTGTAGCTCTCCGTCAGCGCCAGTAGCGCGGCCAGCGGCGTCGCGGTGTCCAGGCTCGCGAGGACGATCCCCGTCGGGGTCACGGTCCCTACCGCCCAGTACGTGGGCAGGTGCGGGAGAACGCGGTGCGTGATCGCCCACGCGAAGCTGAACGACGCGGTGTCGAGGCGATAGGTCCACCGGGTGCCGTCGGCGTCGTGCAGGACCTCGCGCGACAGGGCCAGGTCCTGCTCGATGCCGGCAGCCGTGCACGACGCCACGGTGACCCCGGGGCCACTCCGGACCTGCACCCGGGTCAGGCGGTATTCGCGCCACGCGCCGTCCTCCCGGAGGACGCGCAGTACCCGGCCGACCTGCAGCTCTGGCACGCCCTCCCACGTGGCGGGGACAGCGCAGGTAGCCGCTCGGCTGACCAGGGCGCCCGCGATCTCCTCACTCGTGTCAGCGCTCACCACAGGGAGTACGGCCAGCCGGGCGCTGCCCGCCACACAGGCGAGGTCACTCCAGAGTTCGACACGCTCGAGCGTGGTCATGTGCGCCTCACGTCGCCGAGCGCCAGCCGGCGCTCGCGGTAGAGGCGGCCAAGCTCCTCGTCGATCGCCCGGGCGATGGCCGCGCCGGTCTCCGCGCCTCCCGCTCCCGCCGGTGTGGTGACCGCGATGTGCACCCCCCCGTGGATCTCCAGGCGCGGGGCCCGCTCCACGCCGCCGAGCGGGCCGGTCAGGGTGGGCAGCACGCTGGTGTGGCCGGCGATCGTGGCCAGATGCATCTCACTGCGGGTGGCCGTCGCCACGAGGTCGGCCAGGGAGAGGCGGGGGGCGGGGGCGTCCGTCTCGGGGATTGTCCCCCCTCCCGTTCCCGTCCCCCCTCCCGTTCCCGCCCCCCCCCCGTCCTCGTCCCCCCCCACCCCCGTGGCGGGAGGGGGCGTGGTGAGCAGGTCCTTGAGGTCCGCCAAAAAGGCGAGCAGGTCACTGCCGGTGAGCCCGCCGAGATCGGCCGCCGAGAGCCCGGGCATGTCGGTGAAGAGCCGCTGGATGGCGGCGACACCCGCCGCACGCCCCTCGGCCGTGGTGAAATCGAGCCCGCCGAGCCGCTGGCCGATGAGGCTGGATCCGAGGGGCCCCCCGGCGAGGGCCACGAGCCGGCGCGCCTGCTCCGCGGGGCTCAGGTCGAAGAGGCGCGTCTCCTCGCGCAGCCGCGCCCGGCCGCCCGCGAAGGTCTGGGCGAATTGGGTGGGCTCGATGGCCCCGAGCTGGGCCAGTAGGTTCTGGAGAAACCGAGAATCCAGCCGGCCCTGATCGTCCCGGATGGTGATGTCCAGGTCCTTGGCGATCCGGTCGAGGTCGCTGACGCTGAGGCCAGCCGCCGCCAGCGCCTTCACGAGCGCGGCTTGCGCCTGTTTGCCCCGCTCGATCCCGCCCAACACCCTCCCCATCGGGCCGAGGAACTTCGCCAGATCGGAGCCGAGGAACCCCTGCAGCGCCGACTGGGCTCCGGCCAACTTCCCGCCGGCCGTTTGCAGCCGCGTCAGGTCGCCCACCTGCCGGGTGTTGTCCTCGATCACCTCGGTGTTCTTCCGCAGCGCCCGCTCCGCCGCGATCTGCGCCGGGCTCTTCCCGCCGAAGAGGCTCCTCATCAGCGAACCCACGCCCGCCACCACCCCGATGATCCCGCCCGTTGACCACCCGCCCGCGATCGCATCCTTGATCGCCGAGCTGAGGTTGAGCATGGTGGTCATCACACCCTTGCCGGCGTCGTCCAGCAACCCCATACCGTGTGCGGCGTCCACCGCCGTGCGGGCCGTCCGCTCGAAGTTTTCGCCGGACTCCTGAGCGGCGGCGCCCGTCTCCCGGATCGTGACCGTGACCGGCTCGGCGTGGTGGCCGAGCTCCTGAATCCGCTCCGTGGTGCTCTTGATGGCCGGGACCACCCGCTGCGTGAACCCCGCGGCCAGCAGGGTGTTCACCGCATCCAAGCGCCTGTACGCCTCCTCGATCGTGGCCACCTGCACCTGCATCGTGCGGCCGAGGTCCCTCTCACGCTGGATGTACGCCTTGGCCGTCGCCTCACTCCAGTTGTGCTGGAAGCGGATCTCCTTGAGGAGGATCTCGTCGCGCAGGTCGTCCAGCCGCTTAGCCGCCGCCTTGCGCGCCCTCTCGATCGCGTCGAGCTCCTCCTTGGTCAGCTCCTTGCGCCGGGCCCCCCCCTCCGCGGTGGCGCGGGTCTGGGTCTGCTCGCCACGGACGGCCTGCTCTCCCAGTTCGCGGTAGTAGAGCTCCCGGCCCGCCTTGATGTCGCGCTGTGCCTTCGACGCCTCGCGCACCATGCGCACACCCGAGTCGCCCATCCGGTTGGCCAGGTCGGTCGCCGCGTCCCCGAAGATGGTCAGGACGATCCGCGACTCTCCCACCAGCGAGGAGAGCGTGATCAGGACGTTGCCCGCCATTTTCTTGACGGCCGGCGCGATCCCGTCCCACGCGAACCCCATCTCGGTCGCCGCCACCCCGATCCACTGGACGAGGTTGAGCCACCCGCCGAGTGAGACCATCAGCACGGAGACCACGGCCTTGACGACCTCGCCGACCGCGCGGAAGGCGGTCACGACCGCGCCCGCGAACTCGCTGATGGCCCCCTCGTTGGCCACCACCCACTGCTCCACCTCGGCCAGCGTCTCCACCAGCCAGCCCATGGAGCCCGTGATCTGCTCGTTCCCGATGATCGCGCGGCCGACCGCTTCCAGGACCCCGTCCCACGCCTTGCCCAGCTTGTCCAGCGCGCCCGCGAAGGTGCGGCCTGCCGCCTCCGCGCTGCCGCCATAGGCGAGCTCGAGCTCCTCGAGGATGATCGCCTGGGCGCCGGCGATATTCCCCGCGCGCTCCATCTCGGCGATCATGCGCCGCTGCTCATCGGTGAAGCGGAAGCCCTGCCGGGTGAGCGAGTTGAGGGATTGGGTCGGATAGTTGAGGGCGTTGCCGACTTTTTCGGCCGCGCTCGAGACGTCGATGCCCAGCGCCTGCGCCATGTCCAGTGTCGCGCGGGTGGCCCGCTCGAACATGGCGCCCTGGATGTCGGTGTACCCCAGCAGACGGGCGAGGCCGCCCTGCACGGCTTCGCTGGAGAAATTGGTGAGCCGCGCGAGCGCGTCGGCCTGGCCCTTGAGCTCCTTCGCCGTGAACCCCGCCGCGCCACCGGTGCTCGCGACCGCGGCCTCGAGTTGCGCGAAGGCGAGCTCCGCCTCCATCGCACGGCTCACAGCCTCCTTGAAGAACTTGCCCAGAGCCAGCGCCACGGCCGAGGCGGCGACCGCCTTGAAGACGCCGACGGCCTTGGCGCCGAAGGACTCGACGGAGCCCTTCGCGCCGTTCAGGGGCTGCGTCATCTTGTCGAGCAACTCGAGGACGACGCTGACCTTGGGGCTAGCCATCGGGGAACGCCTCCTTCAGATCACTGTCCAGCAATCGTTGCGCGCGCTCCCCCGCCCGGCTGATCGCCACCGCCCGCACCAGGTTGATGCGGTCGAGGGCGCGCGCCCGCCGCATCGTCTCCCACGCGTCCCAGACCGCGCCGTAGGGCGCGTACCCATCCAGCGTCGCCCACCGCGCGGGGTTGTACCACCACGCCGCCCCGTACTCCCGCTCCACCAGCCGCGCCACCGCCGGAAACGACACCCCCGCGACGGGCGGGGGGGTGGGGTCGGTGTTCAGCGCCTCGATCCGGTCCCACTCGTCGAGCGGGGCCGCGGGGCCGGGGCTCGCCCGGCCAGGTGGGCGAAAAAATCCGTCAGGATCTCCCGCTGCTCCGCCTCCGGCAGCCGGAGGATCAGCCGGACCGGATCCCCGCGCCACCAGTTCGAGAGCCGCACCGGGAACGCCCACCGCAGCAGGGCCGCCAGCGCCGCGTAGCTGGCCTCCGGTACGCCCTGTTCCACCACCCCGTGAAACCACGCCACCCGGTAGCCGCTGACGGGCTTCGCCACGTGAACGGTGCCGTTGATGCGCACCGCCCACGGGTCACGGCCCACCACCGCCGCCGTCAGTCGCACACCAGGGTCAGGATGTCGTTGGCCACTGGCGTGCTGGCATACGGCTTGATGACCAGCTCGGTCGTCGCCACCGGCCCCTCGTTACCCGGCACCGCGTCCACCAGCTGCGCCTGCGCGAAGTTGAGGCGGAACCGGTTGAAGGCCGTCGCGCCGACTGTCAGCGCGACGGCGAAATTGTTCGCGCTCGCGCGCAACTGGTACGGATCGAACCCGGAGGCGGTGTGGAACGGAGTGCCGACCAGCGCGGTGCTCTCCACCACCAGTCGCAGCTCGGGGTCATAGCCCGCGGGCACGAATCCGAGGTGTGTGTCCGCCGCCTCCAGGCCCACCCGCCCCTCCAGCGCACGGTTCATCGCGAACGTCGCCGACTTGAGGCCGGCCACGGTCCAGCTGCCGAGGGTACAGACCACACCCGCGGCGACCGGAGGCGCGATACCGGCGTTGGGATACGTGGGTGCCACCATCGCCGCGTCGGCAATGGCCGCGCTGGCGATCCCCTGGAGGCTGAACGTGTGGATGGGCGGGGCGGCGCCCTCGACGCGGAACCCCCAACTGGCCAGCGTGCCGCGGCTGGACCAGCGCTCCCCGCGCTTGTAGTACTCCGCCGTGGCCGAGGTATAGGCGGTCCCGTCCGCCGTCGGGCTGTAGGTGTAGACGCCGGTGTTCAGCGTCGCGTCGAACCCGCTGATCCGCAGCATCGTGTGCAGGTTGGGAAGCACGACGGAGGTGTAGGCGGTTCCCGCCCCGCGGAACCGCATGGGGATCTCTCCGCTCACCGTGCGGCCCAGCGGTCCGACCCGCCGGAGGTCGCCGAGGTTGCCGGGACTCGGCCCCAACCGGCCGTCGTAGAGGTAGCCCAGCGTCAGCAGGCCAGGGTGGCGGTCCGAGAGCGCCAGCTGGTGGCCGTCGGTGGCCGCGGCCAGAGTGACCGCAGTGCCGTAGGTCACCTCGGCCTTGAGGAGCAGGGCCGAGAGGTTCATCAGTTTCGCGGGGGCGGACATCCGTTACGCTCCTTCGGCCGGCGCGGCCGTGGTCTTGGGCGTGGTCTTGCGGGGCGGGGTGGTCTGCGCGTCGAGATACGCGAGGACCGCCTCGTCACCGGCCACCCGGATCTCGGGCGGAATCACGATGCGCTTGTCTCCGACGATCACGGTCTCCACTGCTCACCCCCTGGGTGCGAGGTCGTACATCGTGTAGGTCGCGCGGATCGCGCCGGTTACCCAGGCGTCCTCGACCTCCTGCGTCAGCGGCACCTGGCGGAGGTCGTCGCAGCTGATCAGTTGCACGCTCCCCCGCGTTCGCGCCGCCGCCTGCTCGTTCGTGTGCAGCTCCCGCAACGACATCAACACGGCGCGCAGGGTGTAGCTCGCGTCGGCCAGCCCCCTGTCACTGTCGACCCCGCGCTGGCCGTAGCGGATCAGCACCGTCACCCGCGCCGTCACCTGATCGGTCACGTGCGGTTGGACCGGGTCCTGGTACTCGATGTCCTGCACCGACACGGCGACACAGGGCAGGGCGGCGGGCAACCGCCCCAGCGCCACGTCGTCGTGCCGCGTCTCATCGGCCACCGTGACATTCGCGGGCACCGGGTCCCCGCCATCGCGCGGCACGAGGGGGAGTTTGGCGTTCACTCCCGCCGCCCCCGCGAGCCAGTCGGCGAGGATGCGGTCAGTCTCGAGCAGCACGGCTCACCCGCTTCAGCGCCACCCGGGCAATCAGCCCGTCGGCGCTTAGGACCACATCCCCGGCGCGGTAGTCGGCCCCCTCCACCTGCACCGTCACGTGGGCGGCGAGGTCGGGGAAGTCCCCGCGCCGCACCGTCAGCACCACGCGCCGCTGCAGCACCTCCCGGCCGCTGGCGTCCTCGGCCGGGCCGTCCTCCTCATCCAGCAGCCCGCGGCCGGCGACATCGCCGATGACCACAGGCACCGACCCGAATCCCCGGACCAGCGCGGCGAGGTCGGCGGCGATACTCACCGCCGGCCCCGCCGCTGGGGAGCGGCCACCGGGTCCCGGTGGCCCATCCCCTCGGCCGGCGCCTCCCCCTCGACCCGCACCGCCTGGCGACGGATCTCGACCAGCACCGTCGCCTCGGCGGGGGTCACCTCCAGGACCTCCCCGGAGGACCGCACCTCACGGTCCCACACGATCCCCCGGACCAGCCGCACCCTCACCATCAGACGAGGATGTCCGGAATGAGGCAGAACCCCGACGGCTGGCGCACCGCCACGTCCACGGTGAGGTAGCTGTAGACCGCTACCATGCCCTTGTCGGCGTACTTGTACGGATCCACCAGGACGTCGAGCGCCCCCCCCCACTCACCGATCATCAACTGCGACCAGTCGCCGAAGATCGCGGCGTGGCAGATCCCGTTACTGGTGCCCTTGGTGAGGTTGCTCGGCACCTGGGTGCTGACCTCGGCCCGGTAGCCATTCATCTTGTTGTCGTCGGACCACAGGAAATGCGAGCCCGCCGTGGCGCTCTTGAGGATCGTCTTCGCCGAGCCCCGCACGCCGGGGGTCGTGAGCCAGCCCATCGTGGCGACGTCGGCGTTGTCGACCGCGATCTCCGTCTCCGCACCGACCAGGAGCGCCCAGGTGAGCGCGCCCCCGTTGGCGCCGACCGGCCGGGTGTTGATGCCGCTCGTCAGCCGCACGCCGGTGGGCTGGTTGCTCGACCCGGTCCCGTTGATCGCCGCGGAATCCACGGCGAGGGCCGCGGTCAGGGCCAGATCGTTCAGGACCAGTGCGCTCACGTCCGGTGTGGTCTGGTGTGCGGCCAGGCGCGAGTAGGCGGTGGAGCCCATCGCGACCTTGGGCGTCATCGTGACCTGGTCCAGCGTGAGCGCGGTGAGCCCGACGCCGGTGGCGGGATTCTCGCCCACCCACGACACGGCGTTGGCGGTGATCTGCCGCGGGATCGCGAGGTTCCCCTTCAGCCCGGTCATCACGGTGGCACCCATGGCGCGCACCTTCATGCGAGCGCGCAGCAGGTCGATGAACCCCACCAGCTGGGTCTCGACCGCGTGGCCGCCGAGCCCGGGGGTGCCCACCACGTTGCCCGTCACGCTCCGGACGTTCATCGGCAGGTAGAACGACCGCGGCGGGCGGCCCATCCGCTGCGCGACCGCATCACTGACCTCCTTCTCGAGCCCGCCGCCGCGCTCCCACTTCCCATCCGCGATCGCGAAGATGGCCGCGAGGGGGTTATAGGCGCGCTCCTCCTTCGGTGTCAGATCGACGTGCCCCGGCGGAGGGGTGGCCGAGGCCGCGCGCACCTGCTCGGCCTCGATCTCGCCGCGCACCTGCTCCAGCGTCAGCCCGCGGCCGATCCACTCCGGCAGCTTGCTCTCCATCTTGAACGTGCGGGCCGCGGCGGCGACCAGCTTCGCCTCGGTCTCGCGGGGCTCCTGTACGACCCCTACCGGGGCCGCAGCCGTGATCGGCTCGGTCATTGTTGTGCTCCTTACTTCAGGGGTGTCAGGGTCGCTCTGGTCAGAGATCTTTACCGGGAACTCGTCCAGAGCTTCCGCGTTCCGGTAAGCTCCCACCGACACATCGGCCGGGATCGGTTCAGAACTGACTTCCATCGGTGTCCATCGGGTTGCGCGATACACCTTGTCGTCGCCGTCCAGCCCCTCGAGTACGAGCTCATCCACGCGATACCCGACCGAGAGATCTGGCCGAATCCCGTCCTCGATGTCCTGCCGGATCTCTCGGGCGAACGGTGACCTGCCTGTGCGGAGCCATCCGCGCCCCCGCCCACCCGCAAACGCGATATTCTCCACACGGCCTGCGAGCTGACCACGGCTGTGCGCGACCAAGAACGGCAAGCCGTTCTTCGCGTACTCCATGTTGACCGCGCCGGGCGAGTGATCGAGGACTTCCAGCCCAAACCGCTGCCTAACCCGCGCGTCTGACGAGAAGGAGACTGGAATCCGCTCCTCGCCCTCGGCTCGGGTGGCCAGCGCCTCGCGGTCGATTTCCAGCGTCCTCCGCTGCATCGGCAACTTCATCGGTGGCCCCATCTTCATCCTCCTCGGCGCTGATCACGCCACTCGGCAGGCGCGGGGTCGCGCCGTACCAGGTTTCCAGGTCACGCTCGCGCTCGGCCTCGGCCAGCAGCGCCTCGTAGTCCTCCCCGTGCGCGGAGACGACCCGCCCGCGCGTGGTAAACCCGAACGCCACACCCAGCGCCTGCGCCTGCACATCTTTCAGGGGATCCACCCAATCCCACCCGCGAGCCTGCCAGCGGTGTGCCCGGTACTGGTCCGGCAGCATCCGCAGCGACAGCGCCCCACTGGCCCAGGCCGCACGCAGCCACTCCTCGAACAGCGGTGTGAGGAGCTGGTCGGCGAACCACACTTGCAGCGAGCGCCAGGTGTCGCGCTCGGTCAGCAGGCCGGCGCGGATGCTGGAGTAGTTGACCTGCGAGAGGTTGCCGGTCAGGGAGGTGTAGGAGACGCCGAGCCCGGCAGCGATCTCGTGATCGATCGCCGCGAGGAACGGTCCGAACTGCGCGGTGGGGTAGTCGGGATCGAATGCGGCGAACGTCTCGCCGGGTGCCAGCCGCTCGAGCACGCCCGGCGACGCCTCCAGCTCCTGCGGAGCTGCGTCAGGGTCGGGGCCGCTCCCGACAGCGTCCTCCGACTGCAGGACGAACCCCATCTTGGCGGCACCCGTCCGGGCATTGACCACCGCGGCCTCGATGTAGCCGTTGCGGTGCCGGATCGTCGTCAGCACCGGGGCCAACCACGACTCGGCCCGCAGCGCCCCCGCACGGCGCGGGCGGGTGAGATGGAGCACGTCGCTCGCCACGATGCGCTCGACCCGCCGGTCGATCCCGGTCTCGTTGAGGTGGTGCGTCCACAGGTGGTACGCCACCGGCCGGCCCCACCCGTCCACCTCGACCCCGTTGTGGATCACGGTCCCCGCCCCCGTGGCGCGCACGCCTCCCGCGTCGTCGAACAGGTCCGGGTCCAGCATCACCACCCGCAACCCGTATCGCCCCACCCCGCGCACCAGCCGCACCAGCGCCTCGCCATCCCGCGCCACGGCCCGCACCACCTGCTGCTGGAACTCGACGAACGACTGGCGGCCGCCCATGGTGCACTCGCCGGGACGGCCCCACTCCGCCCACGCCGCCTCGATCTGGTCGTTGGCCTGGCTGTTGGGCCGGCCGTCGGGCAGCACGTTCCGCGACTGGAGCACCTGCCCCCGGTGGCCCACGACGTTTTCGGCCACCAGCGCCAGGTAGCGCCGCACCAGTGCGTCGTTCTTTTCGAGGTCGCGGGCGCGCACCATCAGTTGCCGCGCGCTGTAGCGCAGCTCGGCGTTCGGCCCGACTGAGCTGGTCAGCCAGTCCGCCAGCAGCCGGTGGTGCTGGGCGCCCGCGAACCCTGACCGCACGGCGCGCGCGGGCTCGAGGCCCACCGCCCGCAGTGCGCGCCGCCAGAGCGAGGGGGGCTTCACCCGCCCACTCCCGAGAACCGCACCAGCAGGGGCGGGGCCGTCTTGCCGGGGTGCCGCTCCCGGTAGACCTCCAGCCGGTAGTGCTGACGCAGGCGCAGCAGCTCCATCACGGGGATCTTGATGACTTGGCGCGACCCGATCATGTAGTTCTGGATGTCGTCGGTCACCCGCCCCTCGAGCGCGGCCTCAATCACCGCCAGCGTCCGCGCCGCGTGCGTCACCCGCTCGCCGGGCGCGGCCGTCGCCGGGTTCGGCGCCACCGCGAGCGGGGCCACCGGCCGGTGGTGGACCACGCTGCCGAGGGTCCAGATCCGGGTCAGCTCGTAGCGGCCCGCCGTCCAGGCCGCGGTCGCCGCCGCAGAAATCGTGATCGTGTGCACCCCGTCCGCCGTGGCCACCCAGCCCGCCTCCCACGCCGGCGCGTCCGGCCCCCGGATGGCGTAGGAGAGCACCCAGCCATCCGCTGCGGGGAATACCGGGTCCGAGACTTGCCACTGCCACGTGGCACCCGCCGTGGCTGTGGTCGGTTCGGTGGTCGGGATCACAGGGGCCACGCGGGCTCCGGGGTACGGGAACGCGAAAGGGCCCGGACACGCTCCCCGTCTGGGGATGGTGTCCGGGCCCTCTGCGCTGACGTCGCGCCTCTGGCGGTCGAGCCGCCTTCTAGCCTATGTGTGGTGCCTCGGATGCCAATATGGGGACACGCCGCGAAACGCGCAAGGGGGGGGGCGCCCTACGCCACTCGCCGCCAGGGCACGAAATCACTGAGCCGGTGCGTGACGACCTCGCCACATTTCCGGCACCTGGTCGTAGCCACGACCAGGTCCGCCGGCGCCCCGTGCGCGGCCAGCAGCCGCAACGATTGCCGGCTCAGCTGCACCGGGGCCACCCACGGCCGGCAGCGGCAGTCCACTCGGATAGGCACCGTGCCGGCGGTCACCACCCCTGCACCCACCCCTTGCGGGGCCGCGGGTGCCGCCGAGCGGCCGGCGACGGTCTCGGCGGGGGTGCCGCGGGTTCTGGCGGGGCTCTTTCGGGTCCCTCGTGGCTCTCCGGCACCTCCAACGACTGCCCGGCCAGTTTGCCGAGGTCGGACAGCCGCACCGGGGCCAGTCGCAGGGCCGCCAGGCACAGCACCTCGCAGTCCAGCGCCTCGTTGCGCAGCCCGCGCGGCAGGGTGTAGACCCGCACCCACCGCCCACCCGTCACCTGCTTGCGGACCGGGACCTCCGCCGCCACCTGCTCAAACCACTCCGCGTCGGTCCAGTCCGGCACGTGCATGTACAACGGCCCCGGCGTGGCGATCTTCAGCCGCCCGTAGATCGTGTCCTTGGCCGCCTCGGTCCCGATCATCCACAGCGGCACACGCCCCTTGTTGTTTCGCGTGGGTCGGCGGGCGACCAGCGGCTTCCCCGGTGTGCTGTAGCCCTTGGCGGCGTAGACCCGCCAGCGCGCCCGTGGGCCTGTGTAGTCGTAGACCTCCATCGTGGCGTGCCCCGAGTCGACCAGCGTCACCAGGGGCCGCAACTCCCGCCCGTCCTCCCGGCGGCGCGGCCGGATGCGCTCGGCCTCAAGCTGATCCCACGGGGAGCCCGGCTGCCCGAACTTCACCGACGGCGCGCCGGCGATCACCCCGCGGGCGATCAACCAGGACTCCTCCCCCGCGCCCCAGCCCCGGATCGTGTACTCCAGGCGGTCGTCCTGCACGTCCGCTCCCATCGTCAGGACCGCCACACCCGCTGGCGCCTCGGCGGCGTAGGTCTCGCGGCGCGCGCGTAGGCCCTCCACGTCCAGCCCGCCGCTCCGTTCCTCCCACGTCTCACCCAGCACGGTGTTGACGAACACCTGCAGCCGGGTCACGTTGCCCTGGCTGTCCAGGAACTCCTGCGCCAGATCCGCCCACCGCGCCCAGGGCGAATACAGGGCGTTGAGGTGGAAACGGGCCGTGCGTGGCGCCTTCGCCTCCGC